ACCGATGCCGAGAATGTGACGCTTGTGCTCCTCCATGAGATAGTTGGTTCGAGATAATGCTTTGTCCAGCGTCAGCTGAAGCCGAACGATTTCATCTTCCTTCTCAAACCACAACTTGGAATACAGCGTGAGGCCTGCTTGCTCTTTTCTTCGCTCCTCCAGGAGGGCATTGATGTGATTGAGAGATCCTTCCTGGTCATTGAAGACGATCTGCATGTCTTCCTGACCTTTCGTCGCTTTGCTTTGCTCATCCTGCATGTTCTTGAGCTCGAGGCGGAGCTTGGCGATCGCCGTCTGTAGATCGACAACTTCTTGTCGGGTATTTTGGTAGGCAATGGTGACAGCTCCCCCGGCACCCAAATTTTGCAGGATCGTATGGAACCAGTCGATATGCGTATCCTGCGCTTTTTTAAGGTCGAGCTCGAGCGCCTGAATCTGTTCATTGATTGCTATGAAAAGCTCGAGACTGGATTTTTCACCGAGCTTCACCTGGAGCGCGACAAGTTCCTCGCTGGTCTTCCTCAGCTGCTGTTGCGCTTTTTCCGATTCCTGGTTGACGTTCAGTAGCATTGCGGCGAAACCGGCCGCACCGGCGATCGCGACGCCCCACGCACCGGCGCCTGAAGCGGCCAGAAGGAAGTCGAGACCCTGATAGGTCTGGAAGCCTTCCATCAGCGTATTGTTCAGGCCCTTCATCTGGGATCCGCCCTTCTCGGCGAAGCCTCCCATGACGGAGAGATTGCCTCCGAGGGCGCTTATCGCCTGGGAGGATTCTCGGTATACAAAATTCTGCTCGCGATTCTCGGCTCGTTGCCTGCGGATAAAATCGGTCAGCGCATTGGTTTCTTTACTGTAATTGCGCGTGCTTCCGATGACCTTGTCGGTCGACTGGCGTATCTGCTCATTGCCATCGACGACCGCCTGTTTGAACTTGGCGAAGACGAGAGAGCCGCTATCGTCAATGCCGATGCCATATTGGAATTGTCTCTGGGATCCGGCCACGATCAGTTGCCTCCGGAGAGATAGAACTGCAGCTGGTTCTCGAGGATGCCGGGGAATTTGTCAACGATGAGGCTCTCTATTCCGTCAATAATCACTTTTGAACGGAACATTTCGGGCACCGATATCGTAAATTTTTCCTCAATCGCCTGCCGCTTGCTCTGCTGCACCGGTCCATGCACGAACTTCCGCAGCCGGTTCTGCATGAACTTATCCTTCGATCTCAGAAAGACCCCCGTATGTCCCGATTTCATCGTCGCTACAAAGGCATGAGGCAGTAGAGTCCGGCCGCCTTTTTTTATTGTTACCTTTACGCCTTTACCGAACTGTTTGGCGTTGAGTGTAAAAAGCGGTAAGCGCTGACCCTTGACTCGTATATCAACCTGCAATTTGCTAACCGATGCTGGGGTTACCGAGATCGCCTTATCGACGTCGGCACGTTTAAGGTTATACGTCTCACGGACCTTCTTATTGCCGAACGTCTCGGCCTGGGTAGCGACCTTGGTCAGCGAACGAAGGATCACCTTTCGGTAGCCCTTCTGATCGAGATCAATCTGATCCATTTTCGGTATGATGAATTTCGAGATCATTTGTTCGCTTTTTGCTCCCTGCAGATCCTGTCATGCATCTCGATATAGTCCTTGACTATCTGCGGCAGCTGCGCCCACTCGGTGAGCGAGACACTGAATCTCCCCGCTCGCCAGGAATCAATCGCATCGATAAACTCACTCCATTCTTCGCACGCCTGCACGAACTCATCAGGGGTGAACCTTCTTCCGTTTGCATCTGTAACGTGTTCGCCCTCTTTGAACACGCTCCGGTCTTTTATGGCGTAGAGGGCAAGGGAGAGTTTTTTTCATCTTGCTCCGCTGGATAGTTCAGCGCGATAATTCTGCTCGCAATTCTCGAGATAACGGTATGCGGCAAGAACGTGAGAGATCCCGACGAAACCCCCTTGCGCCGGCCGACGCCAGGAACGTCGACATCTTCAATCTCCAGTTTGATCGGATTGCCGTTTTGATCCTTCAGCGTCCAGGACTTGGCAGCAAACCTCACAACATCGGATTGGGCAAGGAAGGTTATTCTCTGATTGGCAATTTGATCGAGTAGATGGGCCCGCAGTCTCCCATCGAGCATGCCGATCACAACCGTCTGTTCCCCGGTTTCATCGAGTTCGACGATCGATGTAAAATCGGGATCTAAGATTGTTACTTTTTTCATTTTACTCGCTCCGTTTGTTGATGGTCAGGTGATAATGATCGCTTCCCAGTCGTCGCCGCTGTTGCCGGCGAAGTCCAGGTCGATCGCATAATCGAGGAAATCGTTTCTGTTCACATACTTATTTCCGCCATACTGGACGACCGGATAGGCGAGAATGATCCTATTGCCGGCGACGGATCCATACTTCAGCGCTGCGGGACCTTGCGTGGAGGCGATCACTTTGCCGAAGACATCATGACGGGCGACGGTCTCGGCCTCGATCTGAAGGCTCCCTTTGGGCTCTCGACTGGTGAGCGCAAAACCTTTGATGGAATTTGGGGACGTCGCATCGTCGCGGACCCCGATCTTGCCGCCTTCATCGACGCTGAACTTGCTCAGGACCGGCGGGAAACCGTGAATGCCGATAACGGCGCTTTCGAACACCGGAGGCAGGACATTGACGACCGTGATGCTCGGAACCGCGACGTCGGTCACGTCGGTATAGGCGCCCCACATTTCGAAGGAATACTTTCCATATTTGCCGCTCTCAAGGTTCTTTTTACAGATGCCGACGGCTCCTGAGAGGATATGCTTGTTGCCGTCTTTGTAGCCTTCGACGGTGACCGATTTGCCGAGGGTATAGAAGCTCCCGGAAGCAGGACTGGAAGTCGGAGCATAGTAGAGGCTCGCTCCCCTGGTTGCGGTCGCGGCTCCGGCCGATCCTCCGCCGCCAGAGAAGCCGATCGTCGGGTCGCTCGTATAGCCTGAGCCGGGATTGGTGATGATAACGGCGATGATTTGAGCTCCGGCGTTGACGACGGCGATCGCCGTCGCACCGGATCCGCCGCCTCCGGTGATGGAAACGGTCGGCGCCGAGGTATAGCCGGATCCTTGATTGGTGATCGTGGCACTGATCACCGACTGGGAAGCGTTCACCGTCGCGGTGCGGCCGCAGGCCTGCAGAAGCGCGTGAAGGCCAGCATAGCCGGCAATCGTCGGGTCACCGGCGGTACCTGAGCCTTTCATTTCGACGTCGAAGGTGAACTTCGCAAACCGCTTTCCGATGACGTGTGGCAACGGGTCGAGCGATACGCGCCGGAAATCGCGGGTCAGCTTCTCGATGTCCTGGGTAAAGTCGAAATCCTCGATCAGGAGATAATCGGTCGAGGTCGACGGCGCGACGGCCGTATCCTGCGTGGTCTCGAGCTTGACGCCCAAAGCCTGTTTCTTGAATAGCTTCATGAAGTCACCTCATCATCGTTATGTGTCGGTTGGGGGGCGGACGCGCCGAGGTCTTTATTGACCGGCTCTTGATTTGTCTGGACCGGTACGAGCTCGCCCTTTTCGTTGACGGTGCACAAGACACCATCGCCTCTGCGGACCGTCGTTGTCAGTGTTGGATACACTTTTCCTTCTTCCATGACTTACTCCTTCTTAAAAGGGTTCGAGTGGTACGGTTTTTCCTTTAAGCTCGTGAAAGCAGTCGTCCAGGAACTGGATCTGGCCGTCGGTTACGAAACTGTGGCAGCGGCTCTTTGGATCATCCTGGTTGACCAGCATCGATGCCCGGAACGTCGGCTTCTCCATATCGCCATTAAACGTCCAGCGGGAATCGAAGATATGCGTGTCCTTACAGCCCGGGCATAAGACCATCCAGCCGTGATGTTCGCCGGATTGGTTTGTGATCTCCTGGACTATTTGCCGATCGTCGCTCATTCCTCTTTAACGAAGAGGGTGAGATCGAGCGAGAAGTCTCCATCGATGTCGACCGGTTGTCCGGCCGCATCGAAGGTCTCCAGCTGGATCTTCATGGTGTCGATGACGCCGACGCGGTAGCTTTTCACCGGCGATGTGAGCCCGAAGGACGCATGAATCACCTTGCCGGTATTGTCGCCTGTGCCGAGCTCGTCGCCGGTCATGAACTCATAGACGCCCTTGCTTACGCGCGCGGGGAGATACTCGGTTTGCGTGAAGCCGAGTGAGATATAGGCGTCGCCGAAGGCCTTCTGCAGCTGAGGCGCGTCCGCGCCCGACTGATTGAAGTTGCCGTAGATTCGATAGGTCATTGATTGTTCCCCTTGGGTTAAAAAGCGTTTTTTGGGTATCACGACTCGGCCCATTTGGTAGTTCGGTACGTCACCCGGATCATGAGTTTGGCGCCGGTGACGATATTGGTTTTTTGCTCCTGAGTGATGTTGCTTCCGACATAGTCCGTATAGTATGCCAGTCCGCCGAAGGTGATATCTGATCCGATCGCCTTTTCGCAATCAATGAGCCCTCGGCGCGCAGCTTTAATTCCCTGATCGGCTTCTTTCAGGAGAATGTCGATCGACACATCCAAAAGCCTGTTGAGTTCTGGAGGGTTGCCGGAGAACTGATCACCCTTCGCTTCATCACCATCGGTGACGTTCACGGCCGGGAGTTCTTCATCCTGAAGGGTCGTTGAGCGATAATGAAAGACGTTTGCCCCGAGCTCGGTGTAATATCCGTTTGCGGTACGGATGGTTTTCAGCTTCGCGATCAGAGCATCAACTATCGCTTGCCGCAATTCCATTTAATCCACCGTCAGGGAAAGTCTTGTCGTGCCTATCGCGTCAACCTCGATTTCTTTGATCTTGTAGGCGACACCCTTGATCGTCATTTTCGCTTTCACACTTACCTTCGGAATATCGACGCTCTGGCAGAGGACGATTGTGTCGTAATTGGCGACTGAGCTATCCTGTGAGTCCGACGCGTCAAAGTCCCTGTCGAACTGGACATTGATGGAGCTCGATTCCCCATCTGGATCTGAATAGACCGCAGGCGTGGTTTCTCCATCTCTAAAAAAAGGCTCAGTCTCAAAAATTGACATCGCGTTTGGGCTCATTCTCCCTCAAGGCCTTCCCCTTCGCTTTATCTATGCGAAGGGGAAGAGCCGAGGATGGAAGAGAGCTTACTTGTACTGTTTTTCCGAGACGAGGACCGCGCCGGCCGGGAAGGACGGCGAGGACGTTCCGCCGATCGTTTCCACGATTCGGATATAGCGCGCCTGGGCGCGTACGTCGACCGAGAGGACCTGGATTGAATCGGTCGTTGTCACCTGCGTGATTGTCGCGCCGGCGATATCGGTGAACGTCGAATTGTCCGGACTGTCCTGGACTTTCGCGTCGTACGTGGGATTGGTGCCGGCTGTGGCCGCGGCGACGTTGAAGACGATCGCGACTTTGCCTTCGTAACCCATCAGGTCGAGACCGGTCCCGTTGCCGGTGGCCGTAACGGCCGCCGATTTCCTGACGACCACGATGTTCAAGTTGCCCTTCAGATCATACATTGGCATGGGAGATACTCCTTACGAGTGAAATGTTTGAATTCGTTATTTGTCCCGCATAAGAAATTTCGGCGGTTACTTCTTGGCCTCGGCAGCAGCTTTCTTGTCAGCCTCGGCAGCAGCTTTCCGTTCAGCTTCGCGCTGCTCTTTGGCTTCTTGCTTGCGTGCTTGGTCATCTCTCACCTGCGCGGGGGTCAGCTCATCGGTCTTGATCGCCTGATTCGCCTGGAGGACCATCTGCGCGATATCTTCGGAAATGTCTTTGTTGACTTCGAGGATCGTTTTTTCCTTCACGACTTTCCCCGCGATCAACACGTCGGTTATGAACCTAATGTTCTTCATGGCTTTTGTGATCTCTTCCTTTAAATTCCCCCGCCCGTTCCGAGTTCATTCAGTCGGAAGAGGCGGGGGATAACGCTTATAGATTCAGTTGATTACTGAGCGCCGCTATCGCTTGAGAGCGCGAAGCTTGCCGCATGGCGGAGGCCATTGTCGGTCCAGAGCGTGATAGTCACTTCGATCTGCCCGTTCTTCGCCAGCGTATAGGGGTTCACCACGACATCGATCCCCGCCCAGTCGGCCAGGATGAGGTCTGCCCAGTTGCCGAAGAAGACGCGATCGGCGTAGGTCCCGGTGGAAAGAATCTGATTCGTCGCTTCCGCCCGGTAGCCGTTCACCATGCCGGAACCGTTCGCGCCGGTATCCCAGAGGAACGAGCTGTACTGCGAGCTCGCGATTTTCGTTGCGGTTTTCCACACGCCCCTCACTCCGGGTGACGTGAGATAGGCCATTTTCCCGAGCAGCGCGTTCGCCTGCGCGACTTTGGTTTCGAAGGAAACAATTTTCGCCCACGTCGCCGCGGCGCTGAAAGAGACGCTTCCGATCCCCGTGACGTTCGCGATCCCCAGCGGCTGACCCGCCGAGCCGAGGCCGAAGAGCGCCGCACGATCTTTTTCAATGGCCAGGATGCGCATGAGATCTTCACGCACGAAGGCTTCGATGGAGATCGAGGACTGATTCAGCAATTCCTTGTCGTACGCCGTATCTGCCACGAGGCGATGCGGGACGAGACCTAACTGCGCGAAGGTCTGATCGGACGCCGTTACGGCCCCATTGGGTGGGAGCCAATAGGCGGTCGCGCCGCCTGATTGCCGTGGGATAGCAATGTTGCCGGTGAGACCTGAGAGCTGACGGGCGCCCAATTCAGCGACCAGGGTTTGATTCCTTAAGAGCTCGATCAGGCTGGTCCCCAGGACCTCGGTATCGACTGTGAAGCCGCCGGCAGATCCCGTTGCCGTGCCCAGGGCGCGCTTGTGGACCACGACATCATTGGGGATCCGGAAACCGAGACCTGACATGGCGCCCCTCTTGCACGTCTTTTCCAACGCGTCGTTGACTTCTTTCTCCAGGCCATCGAGCTTTTCCTTATGGATGAGGCTCTGCATCGCCCGGACGATCGAATACGATTTTACGTCTTTGATGCTCATGCCGAGATTCGATGAGACGCTTTCATCGGCATTCGCCGGCGTGGCCGGGACGACGCCGCTTAAGCGTTTCAGGATCTCGTCGTTGAACTCGTCTTTGGTCCAACCTTTCTCGACCGCTGTCGATCGCATGATTTCCATGTCACGGTACTGATCGTCGGGCTTGAAGCCCTGAAGATGTCTCGCCGCGACGGCGTTGATGTGACTGATTCTCTCGCGCTCCTGGGTTTGCACCTGGGAGCGGATTTCTTTCTCAGTCAAGACTGGTGTCTCTGGCATAGGTTGTCGCCTTTCAATTATTTTGATGTTTGGGTTGTCTCTCAATTCTCGCTCTAAAAGCCTTTGCGCTTCCTCATCGGTTGCGTCAGCGGAGAGTCCTCGCTGAATGAGGAGCTGCTTTATATTCGGATCCATGGCCGAGCGCGTCTTCGAATTACCATCGGCGCCGATCGGCGTTAAACTTCCTTCCTTTAGCTTCCACTCTGGCGTCACCCTCAGCGGACCCTCGAAGGTCCGCCCAGCGATGACGGTCGATTGTTTTTCCGGGATCCAGGTCGACTTGAGCCGTTGATACCCGGCCGAGATGTCGGTCAGATGGCCCTCGCGCGCTTTGATCTCAGCTTTTTTACCGTCATCGGTGGAATCAAAATGGAGCGTCCCGGTGATACTCCCGTTCTCCGCTTTGATGGAGCGGATACTGCCGAGCATCGAATCGATCGAATAGCGAAGGTGACTGTCCAGGAGGGGGATCTGATTGCCCTCCATCTTCATCCCGTCGGCAAGGAGAATTTCCTTATGAGCTCCCCGCTCCCAATCCCAGACGTCGACCGGATTCTCGGTGGCAATCGTCGCCTGCATCGTTCGCTTCTCGCCGTCATAGGAAGTCGGAATCGGCGACATCCTTCGGGTGACGAGCTCCAATGCCCGTAAATCTCTCTCTTCATTCGGCATGTGCATCTTCCATTTTGTGGTTGTTCTTTTTTGAGACCAGGATCCGGTAGACCTCATTCAGGAGTTCGCGCGCCTTCTCTTCATACTTCGCGGACCTTGCCGCCGGGGTGCCGCCGTCGGAATTTGGATCTTCAATTGCAGCAGCGGCCGGACCGCCGAGTGCGATTTCATCGACCTTGAGTTTCAGGCCGAGACTTGAGGCCAGATCCTTTTCGGCTTTGAGCTCGAGATAGATCTCCTCGAGTGTGCCGCCGCGTTCGGCGATTACCTGCGTCGCAGTCTTGAAGCCGGCCTGTACCTGGAGAATTTCCGCTTCGACATCTTTGAAGGGATCGACCCATTCCCAGCGTCTGCCGATCCAGTTGGGGCGGCAAAAGTAGCTGAACTTTGCAAGGTCGATTTTGATCTGCCCCTTCATCGCCGCCATCCAGAGCCATTCTCTGAAAATCGGCTTGAGGAAGGTTTCGATGAAGAACCTCTGGTAGATCCTCCACATATCGCGCTCGATGATCTTCCCGTCGCGAATGGAGGAGTAATTCACATTCTCCAGATCCCCGGTGAGGGATTCGTAGCTCACGTTGAGGCCGGTCGCTATTCCCCGTAGGGTTGTTTTCATGAAGCTCCCATGTTGGGCGGTCGGATATTCGGGGGCCCAGGGTGAGAACTTCAACCCGACGGGGAGCTCCTGCAGTGTCCCGGCCGCGGCATCCATGACGAAATTGCCTTCGCCGTCTTTTGCCTGACCGGTGAAACCTTCGGTGGGCGTGCCGGGGATCCGCTCGAAGAAGCCCATCTTCGAAGCAGAGGCGCGCGCGTTGACGATCGCGGCCTCCTCGTAGCCGGTGAGCATCCGCAGGCGATACATCGATTGCACCATCGGGCTCATCCCGCGCGTCTGATTCTCATACTCCTGATCGAATCCGAAAATCAACTGATCGGCCGGGATGATATTATGCGGATAGGAGTACGGCAGGCCGCCGTACAATTCCATTTCCGGGATCCGCCTGCGCATGTAATAATTCAGAGGCCTCTTCCACTCATCGAGCTCGACGCCCATCTTGACGACATTGCCATTCTTGAGGAGCTGCGAATACTGTTCGTCGATCGCTTCGGTCTCAACGAGGCCGAATTTGATCCCGTAGTCGAATTTGCCGTCGACGATTTTCTGCAACGCCGCCTCGCCGTCTCTGGCCCAATATTTTGCGAGCATATCCTGCAAGCCCCAGAAGGAGAAGCGCCCGTTGATCGAGCAGTACTCCTTTTCGCACCACTGCATAAAGGCGTCTTCGATCATCGCATTCGCCGATTCGTCGGCGACGCCTTTGGGGAATTGCTTCGATCGTTCGCCCCTGACATCCATCTGGAGCGTGAAACCGTTCGGGCCCACGACGTTGGAGCGTACGAGGTTCACATACTTCTTCGCGTAATCGTTATTCTTGACCAGGTCCCGGGCGCGTTCTCTGACAATTCGCAGTGAGAGTCGAATGTCCTGATCCGGGCTTACCGGCGCGCTCGTCCAATCATTCGTGAAGCGGGTGAGCTGCGCGGCGGCGAAGGAGCGTGAAGCGTAGCTTGCTCCTTCGTTGAATTTCTGAACGGCAGTCTGCTTGATCGTTCGCTTCATCGACTTCAGTTCCTTACCGAGCTTGGCGACTTTCTTCTCCGAGTCACGGCTGATTTCGCCGACCCTGGTGTTCATCTCGCCGCGGACGTCATCGATCTTCGCGATGACTTCCTTCTCTGGAATGAACCCTACCCGTCGCGCAATATTGTCGATCAGCTTTGCCACTTTTTAGAATTGGATTTTGATTGTGTTGCCCGGACTTTTGCCCTGCTCAATCAGGGTCCGTTGAGCTTCGATCTTTACCTCTTCTTCGTAATGTTTGCGCCAGGTGTAGAGCTCTTCGGGTGAGAGCCTGGAGAGCGACCTTTGATTGATTCCGCTTCCGATCGTGTACTGCGATTCTTCCTTCGTCGCGCGCCCGAGCTCCGTCGCCTTGATGGCATCGAGCATCTTCTGGTTGTGGCTCCGGACATCATAGCCGGCGCCTTGTAACCGGAAATTTCTCAGGACTTCGGTCTGTCCGGTTTCGACGGTGTATTGTTCCGTCCCCCGGGTGACGAACGCCTGATACTGGTATTTGCCGGGTGTCCAGGTAGTGGTTACTGCCGGGGCAAGATTGAAAAGATGGTCGTTCCCGCTTGCGGTCGAAGTGATCGATATGGGATTATTCCCGGCCAGGGCATACTTGAGTATCCATCCATCGCTCGGCGGATACGCGATCAGCGTATCACGCCAGGTGATGGTGTCGCCAGCTTGCAATGTGACCGGGATGTTCAGTGCGTGTCCCTTTCGCGTGAAATAAAAAAGCCTTGACTGCTTGCGCGCAATCAAGGCTCAAAAGTTGGAGGGGCTGTGATCAGCAGCTCCTGCCGGTGTCGGTTCTTATGGGATCAAATGTCGATGATTGGTGGGGAAATAGCTACCGAGAAATACCGAGAAATTTCTCTAAAAAATGGCGAATCCAAAATAGATTGAGGGTTTTACAAAAACGAGGCTTGAAGGCTTACTGCAGGTTATTCGAAATACGGATTTTTTTCTCCGTGATTAGATGCTTATAGATCTCCGGCAAGGCTTCTCCTGGCATCGGTATTAGACGTGGCTCCCAATCATTACCGTCGACATATTTTTGCCAGGTATGACGACTGAAGATTGGAAGAAGTGCCTTACGGCACGTAGCCAATATTTCCCATTGTGGAATACCATTGTCCCAGTAGCCTATTCGCCGGCCCCTCAGCTCACACAATCCGCCACATTTAGAGCAGTGATATCCGGCGGCGCGAAGTATTCGAAGACGACGGAGCATTTCCTTTAATTCAAGATCGTCAATGGTGATAGTCATATCACATCCCATCCTTACCAATCCCTCACAAAGTTCGTCCGTTGTTGAAAGAGTCGTTTCTTCCCGGGGCCATTGGGATCTTCCTCGGTCCTGACTTCCACCCTGAAGGTGATGATCTCCTTGAGCTCGACGGTTTTGACCGCGGCGAAGTAGCGATTGCACACTTCGGTGTAACTCAGATTCAATTCGCCGGCGAGCTGGCGGATCTTCTTCGAGTTGTCTTCGTTGAATTCTATCGTGACCGGCGCGTCCATGTTTTTCGCTCTACCAGTTATTCACAAAATTCTTGCGCGGAGGTCCGGTGCGCGGGCCCGCGGGCCGCGGAGGCGGAGGTGGCTTTTCCGGTCCGCCTTTGGGTTCGTCGGGTGAGTCATCTTTCCTCATCAGCTCCAGTTGCTCGGCCAAGCGCTCCTCGAGCTTTTCGAATGTCGGGTTTAAGAGCGTGACGGCCGCGAGATTGCCGACGTAGCAATCCAAGACTTCGTTGCGTCGCTCCTTCTTCAGCACCCATTTCAATTTCGGATATCCCGCCGGCGTCTTGTCGGTGATGCGCTTCTCGCTCGTGAGCTGATTGAAGAAATCCTGCGTGCAGTTCTTGTTGAAATGCATCCAACCGGGCGGCGCGGGCTCCTCCTTTGCCTTGATCATGCCGAGCCGATCATAGAGGCGCGTCTTCAGCGCATCGACAGCGATCACCGCAAAGCGCGCGTTGTGCCGTTTCTCATATTTCACGTCGATGATGAACGGTTTCTTAAATCCCTCGTCGCCCTTGGTCGCAAAGAATCTCCTCTTCTGGTTCTTCTTGACATAGCGATAGACATTGTCGGTCGAATATCCGGAGTCTATGCAGACGCAGTTGAGTCCGTTGCTTGACCAAGGCTTCAGTATCAACCCGCTTTCATGCTTCCTCTCAAGTGCGAGATACTCATCGAGCTCCTCCCAGGTCCGCTCCCTCTCCGGAGATCCGATAAGGAAGCGCCGATCGATAAACCAATTTTCGTAATTCTTCCCCCAACCGAGGATTATCACCTCGAGGCGGTCCGCCTGCACATCGACGAAGGCGGTAAGGACGAGCACGCCGTTGGGCACGTCGGTGTACTCTTCGACCCTGGAGAGGAGGCTTCCTTCATCGATCTCGTAGCTCTTGTCCTCGATGAACGTCTCGGCCAGGCGTTGATTGATGAACACGCGCAGCAGTTCCCTGCTCCTCCTGGAGCTCAGGAAATCCTTGATCATATCGTACCAGGAGGAGAAGGGCGAGATGAGCTCGTTGATATGGAATCCGGCATGGGTGAGAACTTCCGGTCTGAATTTGTTCCAGAGGCCGCCTCTGATCATGCCGAGCTTATATTTTTCCTCGATTTTCCCGTGGCAGTTTTCGCATTCGTAGTAGTACCATGCAAGGTTATCGGTGTCGAATCTGAGAGAGCCGTTACTGAGGGAGGCAAACTGCGATTCGTTGGAGAAGATGAGGAGTTGACTGAAGGTGCAGATTGGGCATGGAACAAAATAATGGCGTTGGTCGCTCTCGAAATACTCCTGCTCGATCCTGGAAAGACCCCGGATCGTCGGGCTGCTCACCTTCACGATCTTCCGGTGGTGGTAGGTATACGTCAGGGTGCGGTTCCGGGCGAGCTTTATCTGGTCCCCCTCCCTGCCGGCGGACGGTTCATAGCGATCGATATCGTCCAGGAAGGCTCTCTGAATCGTCTTCTGACTGAAGCCGGCGGCGCTATTGGAGCCGATGACGTAAAGGATTCCGCCCGGGTACGTCTTGCGCAGGATCTCGTTGTGGCGGTCCTTGATCTTTTCGGATGATACTTTGGCCCGGAGGCAGGAGGTGTCGCGGACCATGGTATCGAAATGCGCCTTTGACCAGTCGCGGGCTTCCTCTTTGCCCGGCTCGACGACCAGCATCGGGCCCGGGTCTTGATCGATGAAATATCCGACCGGGTTATCGATCGCGGTCTGGGTTCCCCCCGTCCTTACCGACTTCATGAGCGTCACTTCCTCCACCAGGGGATCGGTGATGACGTCCATGATCTCCCTTTGGAATTCCGCCTTGCTTGTCTGCCACTGACCGCTTTCGGCGCTTACCTCGGCGCTGAGCTTTCGGTTGCGGTCTGCCCATTCGCTCACTTTTAACTTTGGCGGCGCCCGGTATATCCCGAAGGAGAGCACGATCGCCTCCTGAAGCTTTGCCAATGCTGAAGAGTCGGACCGGAATTGAAGCGAGCTCATCTAAAACCCTCCGCATGTAATCATCCAGGTAGGCCTCGAGCGTAGGATCGCCGCGCTCTCTGGCGGCATGCTTCGATATTCCGAGGATTGTCGAACGGGTTGACACGATAACCGGGTCAATGATTTTGGGCAGATCTTCGACAACGATAACTTCAGAGCGTTCTTTTGCCAGTGTGATCTCAAGAAGATCCGCCTGATACTTCGCTTTACGCTCCTCGCTATGCTGGAGTGTTCCGGCGCCACCGCGCTCCTCCCTTTCTTTGACGTACTGCTCGTTCTTGTAAGCGATATACCACTTGAGGCAGGCGACGAGATCATACCGCCCTCGATCGAGCTTCGGTAATTGCTTCTCCTTCGTCAGCTGATTGATCCAACGTTTCGTGACATCGAATCCGATCGATGTGAATTCTTTCGCGAGCTCCTCGAGAGAGATCCTTATGAGGCGAGTTCGCTTTGCCATATCGTATGAGGCTCATAGATGAATGTAATTGCAACTTTTATTTGTAATGGAATAGAAGTGCATCAAATTTCGTTTGAAAACTGCAGGAATTCCGCATCGCAAACGCACCCGCGTAGGAAAGTCGGGGAAGGACCCGCGTCACAATATAGCGAATCGGTTTACTCATGATGGTCATTGATCACATCACTCATGCTCACGCAACGATAGGATGTGACATACAGTTCCATCGCTATATGGTGGCAGTTGGTTCATCACTCCACTCCACCCCATCGAGCAGGAGGCCTGCTTCCTTCTTGCCAACCCTCTTGCCTTCGGCATTGTATTCTCCCCACTGCTTGAAGAAGAACGGTACACCATACCGCTTACATTGGTCCCTGAGATCGCATGCCCACTCTGGATTCATCGGCCTTGCATTATGTCCTGATTCACCGCCGACAACGACCCAGTTGAGCACATACCTCATGCAACGGGTTAGATGTTCCCTTACGCCCTGGGGATACATGGACTGTATACCTGGCATGAATGGCGCCTGAAGGTCTATCCTACCCAGTAGGGGCTCGAGACTCACCCACCTTCTCTCGGCCCTGATTGATGCCAATATGGGTAGTCTCTCATTGGCTGCGTTCTGATCCTCAATCGACACGCCTATCCAGATCCGTTCAGATAATGGGGATTTCTCCCACTTGAGATATGCCTTGAGATAGGCGGCCATACGTGCAGGTCGCTTGGTTAATACCTGGAACTGGTGCTGACGTGCGGCGAGCATCACCGCGAATATCCTATCGATCGCATTTGAAGGCACGCTCTCATGGAAGAGATCACTCATTGAATTGACGAATATCCGGCGCGGCCGTTTCCACCGAAGGGGCAGGTCCATGGCTTCCTTGACAAGCCTCACCTCGCCGGTCCAGTTGAGCTCATTTCCTTGCTTCTTCGTTATTCCCTTGTAACGCTCAGTCCCCATTGCTGCATTGCGATAGGCCGTCCTTATTGCATAACAATTGCGACACCCCTCACTCACCTTGGTACAACCTACAATCGGATTCCACGTCGCATCTGTCCACTCAATAGCCGAATTGTCACCCATCTTCAAACTCCTTTGGCGGCTGAGGAAATGGGGAGGATCGTGGTCTTCTCCTTCACCTGCTTCAACCTGACGTACCGCTTACCTTCTTCGTTGGTGAAATACTCATAAGGCCCAATGAAAGAGCACAGCTTATCCAGATACCTCTTTATCACCTGCTGGCTACAACCTGCATGCATAGCCCCTCCATTAATCGCATCTGCTAAGGCAATCATCCCTACCTCTTCTATAATAGACTCAAGCCAAGCCGTAAACTTGGGCTCACACAGTATATTCTTTTGCATCTCAATACTGCCTGCCCGCAACCTCATCCCATCACTCTCTATCGCGTCCTCTCCCGCCCCCTCCTTCTCTATATACTTCATCCCGGCGCTCGGTTCGGTTTTGGGCCGGTTCGGCCCGCGGGGATGCATTTTTCTATGACAAGAATGGCATAATCCGATCCAGTTCGATCCGTCGGCTGGGTTGTTTTCGTAGTTATCGTCAAGGTGATGTAGCTCGCGGGCCGGGCGTTTACCGCAGTCGATGCAGAGTAATCCGTCCCGCCTGGTGCAGAAATTCAGTGCCGCCTTCGCCTTTTTGGCGCTCATCCTGGGCATTCGTCGATACCTATATAATAGTGTACAGTTAAAGATCAGCTATTAAACTGCATACGCTCAATTTCGGTCAGCCTTCGCAGTAGCGACATTGGAACTCGTTTGAGCTTGAGCGGCATAATACCACGCCGAAAGATCTTTTTCTTAATCCAATTCGTGAATGATTTCCGATCAACAATGGAATATTCGATGTCTGCCGAAGGTATAGCCGGATGATGTGCTTGGATGTTGTGAACCTTAGTGACGACAGCAGATTGCTTCGATGTGCAATCCGTGTGGAATTTCACACGATCACCCTTCTCAAGAATGTTCATTACAGCCCTTTAAGTAATTGAGTGTCTAATTGTCTGAAAATTGCTCGCCGCGTGATTTCGCCTGGCGCTTCGGGTTCTCCTCGGGATCCGAGAAGATCTTCCCCTGGTTGCGTTCACCATTGACGTATCCCTGGGCATACTCCATGAGCTTGTCCAGCTTGGTGACGCAGGCGTTCGATAAGCAGCTGATCCGGTTGGTGTCGCCGGTATCCGGGACCGCAGGCTTGTATGGCGAATGAATATTGAACGGCGACCGGCTTTTCTTCAGCGTCTTGGTGGCCGATATCAGGGCTCCCCAGATATCCTCGTCGTGATTGAACGTCACCCCGACGATCGCGAGGCCCTTAACGAAGTCTTCCTGGAGTTCGCAGATCTCGACCAGATCCGCCTTGAGCGATTGGAGTGTGGTGTAGAATTCCGGTCGGGCCGGCTCGCAGCAATCGACAACGAACTTATTGATTTTCACCTCGTCGCCTTTGGTGAAGCGCGTTTGGTACTCGATCTTGACGCGGTCCTCTTTGACGTGGATCTTTGTTATCTGCATTCGTTCTCCTTATGCGGCCGCGGCCTCTTCCTTCTTCAGTTCGTAACGCGCGGTGTAGATGTGCGCGATCGTGATCTTCCCAGCCATCTCCTTGAGGATCTCATCGTTCGACCGACCCTTCGCGATGAGAACACGCAAGGCATTCTTATGCTCGGGCAAAATGCGATTCCTGATTTTCTCGACATGCTTCGCAGGCTTCTCTTTCTTCACCTTCCCCGCCTTCTTAACCTTTGGCACGGAAACTGCTGGGGGGGGGATTTCTGCCTTATCGTAGAGAGCCAGCACCCCATTGATGGTATCGAGCTCGTTTTGCAGTTTGGCGGCGTGCTCTTTCAGTGGTTTCAGCCATTCATGGTTCGGCATTTATCCGTCCTTCCTTATAGTTGTGGTGGTGACTCCGTTTTGTTTGCAGTAATCGACCCATGTCCATAATTCCCAAAAAGTGTCGGCAAGTTCGCAATTATTCTCCGGATGCCACACCCAAACCGTCCGACGACTATCAGTTGCTTCGGCAGTCTTTCCGCAGTGAGGGCAATTGAGTGATCCAGAGGTAACTGTGTAGCTCACGCGGCCGCTTTTTTCTTATTGCCCTTCTTGGCATCAAACTCCGACCGCGCCTGGATAATCGAGGCGGCATGCCTGACCTTCGGTAGCTCGGAAAGCAGGAAGTTCATACATGATGCCTTATGAACGGTCATGAGCGGATCGTCAATCCATTCTCGATAACAGCCCAGGGCGATTGTCAGCTTGAATAATTGTGCGCCTGTGCATTTCTTCAGTAGAGCAATCCGTTGATCGAAGCTCATCGACCGGTTGAACTTGGCCGCAATGCCGGCGAGCTCGCACGCCTTGTTCAGTGCCGTCTTTGACTTATCGCCAAAGTCTGAGAATGGACTGAGTTCAAGAAGAGAGGCAACCGCCGGGATCAGGATTACCGGGATATCGCCTGTCGATTGTGTGACGAGCTTCTGCGTAGTTATCTCCCGGGCCCGGGCCTCGATGCGGTTATTCAATATCTCAGCTTTTCGCCGGTCGCGAATCTTCCTACTGGCCGCCGACCGCGCAGGCGATTCGGGTAGCGCCTTGGAAACGCTCGTGGATTTGGTAAGCTTGATGTGAAACTTCTGGCCGATGTGATCCCCCTCGACGACGATAGCGAGCGGAGCCTTTTTATCGTTCGTTTTCTCGTAACCATCCCGGCCGAGGATCTTGCCGGAGGAGCCCCATTCATCTCGTACCTGGATGAGCGGTGAATCGGTCTTAGAGGAGAGGTCCAACTCCTGCTTGCAGTAGGCATTGACCTTCGTTTCGAAGCAGCCGCGGTCCGAGCATCGCGCCTTCTTGTCGAGATCTTCGAAGAGGCTTGTTGCCAATCCCGTATTTTTTGGGCAACGATTGCATGGCCCGGCCGCCGGAAGGAGGTCACCGTCATCGAGCTTGAAAGGCGCCGAGGATAATATCAATAGGACGTTCCGCTTTATGGACTCCTTCAATTCTTTCAACGGCGGTACATGATCGCCCCAGAAGTCATCCTCGATGATCTCTTCCTGGTCTTTGACCGATAGCCGGCAGAGCTCCAGCGCGTGGGCAAGCGGCAGGGTTGACTGCTCCAGCATCTTCTTTGCCTCCGGGCAGAGATCGGTGAGTTTCATCCTGGTCGCGATGTAATTGGCGCTCTTGCCGGTCCGGTTGGCGATCTGTTCGATGCTCAGGGCTGACACTCCAGAAGCAAGGGCGTGAAGTGAGTTCGCCTCATCCAGGGGGAGGAGATTCTTATGCTGAAGGTGGGATATCAGCTGCGCGTCCCTTACTTCGCCGTCGGAGAGGATGCGCACAAGGCAAGGGACATCCTGAAGTCCCAGCTTCTTCGCCGCCCGGTACCGGCGCTCGCCGTCGACGATCTCGTAGGCGCCGTTGGCGGCCCCTTTACGGACGGTCAGCGGGAAAATAATCCCCTTCTCTTTGACCAGCTGGGCAAGCTCGGCCTCGTCGGCCTCCGGGAAGGCCTTGCGTGGATTGGTTGGTGAAGGCTTGAGCAGCTTAAGATCGATTAATACCACCTCTTCCTTTTCCATTGCGCGCTCCTTTATTATTTGAACAGTAGATATGCAACCCATAGAAAGAACGTTAACAGTTCCAGTAGCCCGAACACATCCCACCCGCGGCTATTCGTACTGATACGAGGATAATCCCCCCAGGACAACCAACAGAGTCGAACGACAACTCCGAGACCGAATATAAATAGAAGCGTCCAGAGGAGTGATGTCATACGCCGGTCTTCTCCTCAAATTGAAGATTCTTCCCGTCAACGAGATCCGCGGAGAACGAGCGATTTGTCCGACCCGAGAATGCATCGGCGATACGCCTCTTCGCCCTCCTGAAAGCGCCCACGACCGTCACGCTCTCGATGCGTTTCATGTGGTCGTAGTTGAGATCATCCGAGAGCCGGCGGTGGTTCTCCATCGACTGAAGCTTGCGGACCAGGTCCTCGTGATGTTTGTCGATCCCTTGTCCTATGAGGGCGACGAAGTCCTGCATCTTCATCAGGAGCCGGACGGTTTCGGTGTATCCGTAGCTTCCGCAGCTGCATAGCATGACCGTAATCGATTTGTCCTCGTTATGGCGGAGGCAGAAGAAGCCGCGGCCGTTGCATCCCTGACGCCGGCAGGCCGGGTCGCCGACGATCTGCATCAGGAGATCCTCGAGGGTGTCAACCTTGTAGACGGGCTTATCAGATCTGTGGAGTTCCGCTGAAGGTGCGGGATTGCTCATGTGATTCCTTTCCGAATAGGTTTGTGTATCTCGATGACCGGGCCCATGCTTCGAGTACCCGGGCGCCGCGTTCGATTGCTTGGAAACTCTCGGGGTTCGCGTCTTTGGCCAGCATCTTGATGGAGTAGAGCATATGGACGACCTGGTGTGGCACCTTCGCATAGCCGAAGAGGGCGAGCGCGAAACGTAAGGGGTTCACCACGTCAAATGACCTTGATGTCGATATGTGGGTACTTTTCTTTCATGAGTTTGTGCTTCATTCTCCAGGTCGGGGTTTCGAAGCCTTTGATCTCTATATGCTCTATATGCCGATCGGCGTAAGTAACACGGAAGTCGAGTCGGTATGTGATCTTATTAGGCGGCTCGGAAAGTATGAAAACAACCTGCCGATCGACCCGTTTGACGCGGTCGGATGGACTACTTGCAGAACGGAGCATGTCGAGTATCTGAGCATAATCAGCTTCCTTTTTCGAATCGTAGAGGATTCCTTTGTAGAGCGTCTTTTTCGCATTGAATTTATTTCTCTTCGGCGCCTTCCACTTCACACTTGCACCGCGCCGAACTTTTCCTTGAGCTCCTGGACGACCGGGTGATTATCGAGTTCTCCGTTAGCAATCGGTGGTTTGTCCGGGGCGTTGTCGGTGGCCGGCGGATCTGTGAGAGATAGCTGCTCGTTCTTGTCATAATATTCGTCGGGTCCGTAAGCCGCCTCGCTTTGATTCTTTATCCGCGCCAGGAGAGCGCGCTTCGTGGTTTGCCATTCGGCGCGAAAAGTACAAAGGAAGTATCCCTCTCCAGTAGAACCGATCGGATACTTTAATTTCGCTCTAAGATAATGGACCCATTCACGCACTTCGACGGTGCTAACTTCTTGCTTGAGGACAACTGAGGCTCGGCGTGCGATTTCTGAACCAGATATCGGCTTTGTGGGCGTTATCTCGTTTGACTTTCGACCAGTGTAGAGCGTCGCATAAAGCCGCTTTGCGTTCTTGGCCGTGTCGAAATTCGATTTTCCGGAATGGTCGGTCACGAGATCTCTTCCAGGAGGTAGTCGTCGCCTTCTATTTTCAGGAGCGACATAGCCTTCAGCTTCTGCGTGTATATGCGAACCGTTTCACGGCCGAGCTTTGACAGCAACATCAGTTGTTTTTTCGTGGCCCGATGGTCCGGCTTCTCCAGGAGGATCTTGATAATGACCTTCTCGCTTCCGAGTTTATCGAGCCAGCCTTGCCATACACCGGCGTCGATGTGGGATTCACCGTTGACCTTCACTTCGGCGAAGAGCTTCGAGAGCGTTTCAAACTCGGGCCGCAGGTGGTCCTGAACGATCTTCAGGCGACGTTCGGCGTCGAAGCGCGCGGATCGTTCCTTGGAGAGATCCTCCCGGAGTTGGGCGATCGTCACCTGGAGCTCGGCAGTCCGGTCGACCTGAGCGGGAGCGGCCGCGGCTGGCGCCGGCGGGGCGGCTGCCGGCTTGATCTTCCCTTTTGCTTTCTGCTCGATCGGCTGCTCGGCCGGGTGTTCTTCGATGTAGCTCTTCAAACGGCCGACGAATCCTGTGACGTCGGTTGCAATGCCTTTGGTGAGTCGTTTCGGATCCCGGCGGTTGGGGTGGACCGTCGTCTTCTCGTCGATTTTGGTGCGGATGGGGATGTGACTGCGGAGCGAACAGATCCACGCTTCTCCCGAAGGGAGCGCGGGGATCGTCTTCATCATCTGCTCGATTTGGGAGGGCTCGATCCGGCTGACCTTGAACCAGTCTTCCAGGGAGCGAAGGGAGTTCTTCCCGCTCTGGCAATGGACGATGAGGCGTTCGCAGATCTCCAGGATGGATTTATTGACATCCTCCGCCCTCTGGTTAATGAGCGTATAGCCGAGACTCCGGTTGCCACCCATACGCGCCAGGCTCTCGATGACGCCATAGACCTCAGCAACCTCTGAATGAACCTTCTGGGGTATGAACTCGGCGGCTTCCTCGATGAAGATATGCCTTACCCGGGAGTTTTCCATCAGAAGGGTGAGGACCGCGATCTTCACGATACGGCGCCAGTGGGATTTGTTCAGTATCGAATAGAGGTCCAACACGAGCGGGATATCTTCGTTCATGGCCGCGCGTACGATCGCCTCGACGTTCGATTCTGACAGTGGGATGTCCCCGTCGGTGCCGGCGACCACGACCGGATAGCCCTTGCCGTTTTTGCCGACGCGAAGGTACTTCCAGACGCCGATCGGATCGAAGGCCACGAAGGGGATCCCGCAGTCGAGCAGCTGCTCGGCGATCTTCGTACCGGTGTAGGTCTTGCCGCTATCTCTGATGCCCAGGACGGCGTTGCCGTTGACAGCGTACTCGACAGCGTCGATGGAGAGATCAGGCGATAATTGAATTCTGGATTGCATGCTTATGGCCTCGGGATCTTCACGTTGAGGGCCGGCTTGACAGCCGTGGAGTGCCGGCGAGATCGCGGATCCTCTTCCCCGAGCCTTTTGCCGTGTGCCAGGTAGCAGCGCGTCGATGAGTCGTCGTAGCCATGCCAGTACTCCTGCTGCAGCCGGGCGGTCCAGGCTTGGTCAGCGGCCATGTAGACGACATAGACCAATGCACCGACGAGAAGTACGTCTATAATGACGCCGAGTAGTTTTTTCATAATTGAGCCGCGTCGAGTTCTGCAATCTTCGTATTGATATGCCTGAGCATCGACCAGGCATGTTCGTCTTTGGCGAGCTGAGCCAGCGTTCCCAGTTCGCGGATGCACTCGGAACGGACTATTTTCAATACCTTGAATGTGCCGACAGAAAATGGGTCGCCGTCTTCTTTGTCGCTCACCTTCACCAACTCCGCTCTGACTCTCTCCTCCATCGTCTCTGGGCTACTCATCCCTTCCCCTCCTTATCAAGAATCCCTAAGAAATCGAGAATGTCGCGGAGGCATGCATCATTGAACAGGCAATGTTCCCGTGAACTGAAGACATATTGCTTCCATGATTTGTACCAGGATAGGATTGCCAGCTGGGCCCCACTGCGATTGTTGTAAACTCGATAGACCGGATGTCCGTCGAATTGCTCTTGCTCGCTGCACCGAACATTGATGAACTTGTACTTCTTCTCCATCATCCTTCCTTTTGAGATGGTGCCATCAGGTGTGCGACGATCGCGATAATGCCCCCAGCAGCCAGGAACGATATCACGCAGGCGAGAGATACCCATTCCCACCAGCTGAACTCATGTGAAGACAGTAGCCAGCATGTGAGACCGACGATGAGCGCGGCCCACACTGAAGCAATCATCCAGCGACGACGAATCCTGGTCATTTCACCTGCCGGAGTTTGGGTGAGGAATCGATTTGCTTCTTGCGGCGTTCGCGGAAGTTGATGAGATCGATCTTCGCGTAGGTGTAACGCTTACCGATCCGGGTCGATGGCAAGGCGCCGATCTTTGTCTGGGTGCGGACCGTCTGGGGATGAACCCTGAGAAACTCGGCCGCCTCTTCCACCGTGAAAGAGCGGTCCGGATCGAGCGTGACGACCGCCTCGTGAAGCCGGCGGATGTCATCCCGCAAGGAGCCAAGTTCGCTTCGCAGCACCTCCTGGTAGATGCTCATGACTTTACGGTTCCCCCGAGGACGATCTTCATGGAGTGGACATTCGTGAGGGAGTTCAATTCTTCTTTTGCCCTTGTGGCAGCATCGATGATCGCATCGATCCGCGCGCGGCATTTCTTGTACCCGCCGGGGCCGGAGGTTTTAAACTCCTCGACGACACGGCCCAGATGCTTGACGATCTCCAGCATCTCGTCATCCAGGTGGCCGTCGAGCTCCGCATGCTTCACCCGCTTGATGAGGTCGTAACCCATACGGTCCGCCTGAAATTCCAGGATGGCGATCGCGAGCGGTTTGAGCTGAGGGCGTTGCGCGAGGACCGGGGTGAGTGAGGCGGGGAAATCGGATTCACCGTCGAAGGAGAACCACCGGGAGATCGTCGACTGATCGACGCCCAATTCGTCGGCGAGTTGCTTCTGCACCAGACGGTACTCGTGCATAATTACATTTACAGCGCTTCGGAAGTCCTCCCGTTCCCGGGTGACTTCAACTTTCGTTGAGTGCATGAGATCCTCTTTTTTTATGCTCGGAAGAACATCCGAGGAATGCTACCTTTAGGCAGCAGCTGTTTTCTGCGCCTCATCCGGCTCGAATAACGATGCTGGTGAAACATTGAGCGCTTCAGCGATGCGAAATATAACGGAGGAGTTCACATCGACCTCGCCCTGTTCAATGCGTGAGATCGCCGCCTGCGTCATCCCGATCTTTTCAGCGAGTACCTTCTGAGAGATATCCTTCTCGCGTCTGATGCGCCTGATCTTTCCGCCAACGTTCGGCCTATTTTGTTCCATCGTTGTGTCCATAACTGACGGGGGTAATATATACGATAAACGTATAGATGTCAACTCAAAAAAGCCTTGATTATAATTCAGATTCATTATTTATACATGAATTATCTGAGAATTCAGCATGATTTCACAATATATACCTTTTTTGTATAGAATATATCAATCGGAGGATAACATGGAAGGCTTGTTAATGCTACATTTACATGGCATGGCAATAGGGGACAACATCCGGAGGATGCGTCGAGAGCGAGAGTTCTCTCAGGAATATGTCGCCGAAAAATTAGGCTTGACGCAGGCGCAGATATCACGTATCGAGAACAATGAATCGGATCCCGATTCAGAACTCATTTCCAAATTTGCGGAGGTCCTCGGAGTAAGCCCGGGGATATTATTCGAACAGCCAGCGGTGAGACCCAAAGAGGGTAAGCAGCGCCTCGATATCAGCGGCGGTCTGCGACCTGTCTACGGATCTGTACCAGCCGGCAGCGGATCGGTAAGGGAGGAACCATCAATGTATGAGGACGCACCGCCTGGTGTTCAAGATGGCGGCAAAGGATATTGGCTCCGAGTGAAGGGCGACTCGATGCACCCGGCGCTTCGGGATGGACAACTGGTTTTCGTCAATCCGGAACGCGAGGTACACGACAATGATTTCGTCGTCGTCGTCTGGAATGATCATACCGACGGCGCGATCAAGCAGGTGCATTTCACGACGAAGGAAGTTATATTGTCCTCAATCAATCAGATCCATCCACCGATCGTTGTTCCTCGGGAGAAGATCTCGCTCATCGCCAGGATCTGCTATGTGAAACTATAGTTTGGGGATGCCAATGACACGCTTACTTACCTTCATACTTTTCTGTTCCAGTCTCGCGATTGCCGATGATATTAAGTTTCGAGATGGATCCTTCCTTAAAAACGTTCAGGTCACAGATACGACTGATGGAAAGATCACAGTAAAATACCTGGCCACGACGAGGCATTTTCCTCTCAGCACGATCGATGCCATCACAAAAGCTGACTACGATTATACTCAGCCAAGCCCCTATTACACTTCTGAACAATTCATGAACGATCCACTGGCTCAGGTTCATCCGGCGCCAACGGGAATCACCGGCGCGGTGATTGTAACGCGGCCGAATCTCAAGCTTCTGCCTTTGTCTCTTCTGGCAGTCGGGCTTTCATGGGATTATTTTGCTCAGGCATCGGACCTCGGAGATCTCATCGACGCAACATCGAAATTCGGGGGAGATACTTCTGAGCTTGAATCGGCGCATACCCGGAAAACTATTCTTGGAGTGACCTTCCTCGCAGCGGGCATCGTCAATGCCTACATCAGCCTCCAATCGGTCGAGATCAAAGCCTCCCCGAACTCAATTGCGATCGCATACAAGTTCTAATGGGGAAGCTCCGCCGCAATAGGCTCGGGATCTACTTCTTCGACAGCTACGTTGATTCCTACGACTATAATGTGAAGGGGAGAAAGCGGAAGCGGATCTCACTCGGGACGCGGGACGTGAAGGTGGCCCGGGCAAAATGCGCCGAGCTTCGAATCGAGCTGGAGGACTACAAGGATATCCAATCGCGATCGATGGAGGACTTTAAACGAGACTACGTCAAATGGGCGGAGCTCCGGCGGGCGCCTACCACTGTCAAAAATTACGTGATCGTTCTCAAGAAGATATCAGAACTCATACCGGTGAAGTCCATCACACAGATCGAGCGACGACATGCCGAATCATTCGTCATCACCCTTGCGCAAAACATGACGGCACGTGGGGTGAACTTCTACCTGCGGACCGCCAAAGCGGTCTTCAACGACGCCCTGGAATGGAATCTCATCTATGAGAACCCCTTCGCAAAAATACAGATGCTCAAGGAGAAGACGATCAAACCGAGGATCCTATCCCCACACGAGATCTCACTCTTCTTCAGTAAGGCGGCAGAACTCTACCCGAAGCTTGTCGAGGTGTTTCAATTTTACCTCTTGACCGGCCTTCGCCGATCGGAGGCGATCGGGCTGCGGATGGAGGATGTGAACTTTGAAACGAGCTCGATTCTGGTTCACGGCAAGGGTGATAAATACCGGGTCGTGCCTCTCATGCCGATCGCTCGGGATATCCTCCTTCGTCGCAAGGACGCGCCCAGGCCGTTCGAATGGGCCGGATCCACCCTGACACACGCCTTCAACGACATCCGGAAGAGCGCGGGCATCAAGAATGTGAAGCTCCATGACCTACGGAAGACCTTTGCAACGATGCTCATGGACTATGGGATATCGTCTCTGGCGATCACGAACTGGCTCGGGCACGAGGATGACCAAGTCACGCGGAGGCATTACCTGGGTTACAACGACGCAGCAACGATGGAGAAGATGAAGGAGCTCGAAAAGGGGATCCTTCTAAGCCTACCTGAAGGGACCTTTGGTAGTTAAGAACTGAGGAGCCGAAGCAGTCCCTTCCTGCCCAAGCAGCTTTGTTTTGTTCCGAGGATCGCGGCGAGCACGCCAGGCTTCAGTGATTCGGATTTTGTGGGAATTACGATAACGCGAGTTCTATCGGGGAATTTCTTTTGCAGCACCTGCCCATGCGTTGAATGTCGTATCTCCACCCAGCCATCTTTTTTGACAAGCAGGTCGATTAGTTCGTTGCCGGAGATAGCTGGGAGGGACTCGCCCATTAACAGGCGGGGGCGAGGGAGGTCACGTATGGCTGGGAGAATATGGCTGGATCGGTCGGAGCGTCAATAGTCTCCTCCTCGTGCGAATGGTTATGGAGAATGGTGATGCCATTTTCTCTAAAAAACCGCTCGCGCTCTCCGACCTCTTCCAAGCCGTTGAGATGAAGCTGCAACAAATCGATCAGCTCCCTCTGCACTTGTTCAAGTGAATCTGCCTGAGTCGCAGTGCCAAGTTCCTTGCATACTCCGACCCACACACCGTCTGTCTCCTTATGAAAAAGAAGCGTAAGTTTGATGACTGTCCTCACTGAAAGCCCTCAGTTGATGGTTGATTTATAGTTACTGGATAGTAACCGTGCGCCCTGTATATAATGTAACATCTGGCGATAGGCCAAATGTGCCGTGTCTCACGGGTGAAAAAAACACATATTGAGCGCGGAGAAGGGGGGTAAAATTAACATACTGCCCTATGCTAATTTTGGTTATCGATACTCACTTGAAATAATAAGCATTCTTGGTGCCAATGTCAACAATCCTTGCGACCGGGCGCACCAATAAAGACATCGCTCTGATGCATCATAGGCACACATTGGGCACACTGGTTTCAAAAAGTGGCGATTTTCGTGACCCCGGCGCGAATCGAACGCGCAACCTACAGCTTAGAAGAATGGCCAGAGCGTTTTAGATTCCCAATGTTTTCGAATTTCTATCCGTTTGCGTGAGTCTCAATGCGTCTGAGTGAGCCTCAGCGCTCTTTTGGGCACACCGTTGGGCACACAAAAAAGGTGGCTGTTGGTCAGCAGCCACCACAAGAGAATCGGGGAATTGGAGCGGGGTCGGGTCGGTGGGGTTACAGTCTGAAAATCTCGTAGCTGATCTGGTAGTACGGCGTCTGATTGACAAAGAGGAGTACTCCGGCGCCGATACGGTCCAGGTTCACGCGGGCCCCAAGCGCGGCCTCTTCCTTCCAGCCGGCCCACAATGACAGCTGCGTCGGGTCGAGATCGAATAACCGGTAGCCGGCCGTCCAGAGTGGCTTCTCTCCGGCAAGGAACATGGCGCCGGCCGATATCTTCCCCAGCTGGAGCTCGCCACCCAGGCCTGCGATCTGTTGATACCCGCCGGTGAACCGGAAGGCGAAGCCCCCGAGATCGAACACGCCATTGTCACGCGATCGCGTCGTCACTTCGGAGGGAATCACGAATGGATCCACCCCGGCGTAGATCAGCTGGAAGGTATTGAACGGTTCTCCGTAAAACATAGCCGAGACGCGCATCTTCGTCTTCGCGCTCGAGTGGACTGTATCGCCCTCATGGACCAATCCCACGTTGACAGCGACCTCGGTAGAATCATCCATCAGATACGTTACTACTTTCTCTGAATCGAGCACTATCCTTCGATACGGCGACCCGGTATCGCCAGGGTAACCCGTTTCCCACTTCGGCGTCAGAAGCCGCGTCAATTGATCATAGAGCTTTCGGTTTTCCTTCTTGAGCCGGGCGAGCTCCACGGTATCGACCTTGGCGGGGATGATGTGATCCTTCACCGGCTCGATGGCGACCGCCGCGGGCGCGGTCGTGACGGTTTCAGTAACCGAAAGACGTCCCAGGAAGAACGCGCCGGCTAAGGCAGCGGCACAGGCTAAGAGGGTAAACGTTGTCTTATTCATACGAACTCCTTTGAGAGTTGTTCCCTGAAGAGAAGGACCTCATCGGGGTAATGAGGATTGCCGCCGCCATTCCAGAAGAGAAGGGCCTTGTGCATGTCACCCTTGGCGATGCCAAGTTTATAGATCAGATGCTTCACGCCCCACTCGATATGCCACTCCGGGGTCTGGGCATACTCATCGATCCCCTTGCAGATCGTCAGCTGAGACTTCGGATCCTTCAGCGGATCGGCCAGCGGATACTTCGCGTTGTACCAGCCGATGAAATACTGGAAAAAGCCTCGCTCCAGGAGCGCTTCACCCATCATCTGGGTCAGGCCGTAGCTTGTGGAAAGAAGTACCGAGGCGCTTGTCGGGAGATCCTTTCGGTGCTTCATATAGCGCTCCTGGAAACCGTCTTCCATGCGCAGTGCGGTCGGATCGAAGCTACTCTCCCTTTGCACGATCGCGAGTGCGACCAGGGAATCGATGCCGGCCGGTGAGGCGTACTTTTGGCAGAGGGCGTAGATGAGTTTCTTATCCATGTGATTCCTAAAATTAAGGGCGGACCATCATTCGAGGAGGCGTCGAAGGATTGGACCGGAGCGTTGGATCCGCGGCCCGCCCGGGTTCTCGCGTGGTAGCGTATTATTTACTTCGTGCCGACATCTTCACTGGACTTGTCGTTGTCGCGCGCGCAGATGAGGCCGATGCCGCCCAGGATACCTCCGAGCGACGTGGTTGCAACGGCTTCGTTGAACGTACCGTTCTTGATCGAGAAGTAGATCCCGACGATGCCGCCGACGACCATGGTAATGCCGGCAGAGGTTGTTTTCCATGAACCTTTGAACATGATGCTTCTCCTTCGATTGTGATTATTGTGATTCGACCAGCTGAAACAATTCGGGATGCGCTTTGACGACTCCATAGAGATCCTGCGGGCTTACCAGATCCGGATCGAAATTAAGGATGGGGGAAAGTGATATCTCAGTGAGATAGTCATACTGCACCTCACTACAGATGATTCCTTGTCGTACCCAGTCCGGGAGATGGATCATCGGAATGCGAAGCTTCTCATAGACCCACTTGATGACGAAACACGGCAGCTGCAGGAAGCCGTACCGTGTCCCGGCCCATTCGTGGTATCCCTTCAAGAGCGCGCGATCGGTCACTTCATCGGACCGGACGATCCCCTGCGGCTGATAGATCTCATAAGCGCAATTGACGTCACCTCTGTATCTCGCCAGCGGCACGGTACACACTGCCATCTGGGCCTCCATGACCATCTCCTCGCCCTCGACCGGGAAGGTGACAATGAACCCATGCGACCATTTCGAGGCGGTAAAGAACATGATGAGCTTCTGCAGCCAGGAGGCGTTCGCCTTCGGACCTGAGAAGCCGATGCAACCTTTCAAGGAATCATTCATTTTTAGGTGCCCTCCATTAGCCGGTCTTCCAGGCGTTGCACGTCCTGCCGGTGTTCTGCCCGGGGGAGATAATCGCGGGCCATCTCGACGCGCAGATTCGCGATGTTCTCATTTACATGTCGCGAGCTATCGTAGACGGTCGCTATGATTGAATCTTTCATGGCCAGGATGCTCGTGTTCAGGTGCGTAAGCTTTTGGTCGAGCTCGGTTTTCTGGGCGCCGATCTTTGCTTCGAGCAGCGTGACGCGAGTATTCGTCTCGGCGTCTCTCTCATCGCTTTGCTTGATCGAACGCCGGAAGAACCACCACAGCATGATTGCCAGGGCCGTAATGGCTGTCGTGATGATCCACCATGTGGGGTCATTCATGGACGCCTTTACTGAAGTAGATCATCCCGGTGAAGCTCGCGCCGATGCCGGCCCACAAGAATACCCGGATGAAGTCGGTGAGATATTGGGGGTCGATCCCCCAGTGATACAGGAGGTAGTTGCCGGCGCCCAGGAATCCTGAGAGCGAGAGGATCAGTACCAGCAGCTTGACGGATCTCGAGAAGCCGTTCTTTCTGATGGCGAAGAATACCCTCATTCCGGAGAAGGAGGCGTAGGCGCACAAGACGGAGAGGACGACGTACATTGAAGGTTCCCTGAGATTATTTGAGGTTTGGGAAGACGTGAAACTCTATGATATCGGATGGATACTCGATCCCTCCGATCACAGCAAACGCCTGGGCCTTGTAATCTCCGTTGTTGTCGAGATCTACCTGACCGGATTCGTTCTTTGTGATGTACTGCATCTTACCGTCCGATCCGTCAGTGTGGAGCTGGGCGTCGAATTGCTTCACACCGTTATTGGCGGTGATGAGAACGATTACCCTCGAGCTCGCCGCGGCAAGATTCACCAGGTTGTCGTCCTGGTCGCGTACGACGAATATCAGTGGCAAGATCTGACCCTGTCTGATTTCTCCGATTGCCATCGTTATATCCTCACATTGAATACTTTTTTGAAGCTCATATAGACATTGAAGATCGCCCTGTGGAGATACTGGACCGCCGCCTGGAGGTTGGTAACCTGCGGTGTTCCGTATGGGGTCGTGCCATATGACGATTGTCCGAACATCAGCGTGTTAACCCATTGACCATATAGCGGTAATCATACTGGACCCAATCCATCGCCTTCCTCGAATTATAGTTTTCATTCGAGAGAAAGAATGTCCAGCCATGCATCGATGTCGTCGGGACATGACTTGTGGACGTTTTCTTGAAGACCCCGTTGACGTACCAGTCGACCGTCGTGAGCTTGTAGACTGCATCCACGCGGTATGCCGTGTTTGCAGCCGCGGCGACGAGTCCAACCCTTACCTTGCTCGAGCTCGCCGTTCCGGTGCTTCCGATCGGCGCGTCGCAGGTAACCCCATAGACCGAATCGCAGACGCCGGTCTTGTTTCCGATCTCTCCCCAGATACCGGCCCTTATGCTATCCATCAGCGGTACGGGAGTCTGTATTGTCCCGTCGACGATTCCATGATGCCACGCCATCGAATCGATCGTGGAGGGCGTCGAAATGAACAAGTGGAGTATAGACTTGTTCTTGATGGTGTAGATCGACGGAGCTCCAAAGAAGACGTTTGGCGACAGCCATATTCCGCAATAGAGCCCGTTCGAATGATACTGACGCGCGGAATCTGCCGTGATCGTCAGGCCGAACATACCGTCATCATCGACAGCATGGTTCATGTAGCGCTGGCCCCAGGAGGCGACCGTGCCCGATCGACCGCCGAAGCCCTTCACGCCCCACCTATGCAAGCCTGGCTCCATTCCGGCCGCATTGCCGGCTCCGCTTGCGACCGTGGTATTGCTACCGTAACCCGCGTCCCAGTTCTCGATGTACTCATAGGAATTGTTCAGCGAATCAGTGACAAGATTCGATATGGTTATCGTCGAATCTGTCTGCGTCACTCCGATTCCGGGACCCGGGGCGATCGTCACATTACTCATAAGCGCGCTCGCTCCCTGGGCCTTGATCGATTTCACCCCTGCCGCACTTGATTGCTGGCTTGCAGCGATCGCATTACGAACGCTCGATGCGGTTGCCGGCGTATCTACCGGGGTCCCGTTGATCGTGGTGGTGTTCAAAGCTGTCACCGTCGCATTCGGCGTGCTGAGGCCGCCCTGGAAGACCTGTGGCGGGATATATGTTTTCGAAACGGTAGCCGGATCGACCGTCTGATAAGGGTGCCATGTTCCGAGGGAATCTTCATATCCAAGAATGGACCAGTTGGCCAGGAGAGAAGAATTCGGCGACGGTATGTTCGCCGGGCCTGTAATCTGGAAGGTGAGCCACGGCGCCGGATATTCATTGTGCGTGAACGGCTTGTTCGCATCCAGATAGGGAGTCATCTGGTAATGCGGCGCGACAGTGACGCTGCCGCCGGTAACTGAGACGGTGAATTTGCGCCAGCCGGTGAAGGCGCTCTTGCCGGCAGAATTCTTTGACGCGGCCCTCCAGTAATAGTTACCATTCACCAGGCTTCCGATTCCGCGCGTCAATAGGCCGCTCGATGAATCATCCATTACGAAGGTGGAGCTGTTCGTGTCGATCTTCACCTGGAAGATGTTGACCAGGATTGTGTCCACACCGTTCGTACTGATCGTGAGCGTCGTACTGGAGCTCGTAATGGTCGCATTCGCCGCGGGAGAGACAAGAGTCGGGGCCGACGGCGGATTGACTGTTATCCCGATGGTCGTGAAACCTGTGTAGGTCGAATAGGATGTCGTTCCGGCCGGCACCGTCGCATTCGCCCTCCAATAATACGTCGTCGCATTGGTCAGCGATGTGAGAAAGGGGTTCTGGCCGACGGTGACTGTCGTATCGGTCAGATCCATCTCAGAAAAGAGCGCCGAGAAATCCGTCGCCGTCGATATCTGGAAATGGTATGAGGTCGCGCCCGTCACCCTCGTCCATTTGAAGGTGAGCCCGAAGATCGCCTGGTTTGTGGCATTGGCCGATGGAGAGACATTCGTCGGCCCGGAAGGCAACGTGACGACCTGTTGACCGCCTGCCGCCTGCCCAGCAGCTTCGATGATCCAGTTTCTCTGCGAGACGTTCGCATTGGTCGGATCGCAATCCATCTGGTAATCGAAGAGCATATACCCGGAGAAGCCATTCGTTTTAATGTAGGTGATATCATCCTGGACCCTTTGAGGCGTCGGATAGGTGTAGTAAAAGGGCTGGCCGCCGGTCACGTTATTAATCGTACCTTCATAGGTCGCACTCGAGAGCGCAATACCCTTTATCACCTGGTCCTTCGCCGTTGTGTCGTACGGCTGGATCGCTCCACCGTTGAGCTGGAGGGCGTTGATGAGATTCTGATTATTGTGGGCATAGCCGTCGTTGGAGAAGGCCCCGTACCTTGATGTGCTGCCGGTCCTCAAACGTCCATAGGTCGAGACGCCCACACCGAGGATTCTCTTTTGATATCCTACGTCGGCCCATTGCTGCGGTCCGTGTTGCGAGACATTGTGAAGCTTATCACCGGCCGACATACAACCCGGCGCGTCGCCCGGAGGATAAATGAAGCCGGCGCCCCAATTACAATTCGCACCGATACAGCCATTCCATGCGTATTGATTATCGTACGTCTGCGGATTGATCTGGTCGACGTTATTGTTGCAATCGGCAACCGGGTAATTGTTCTGGTCACCGGAGGTCGGGGAGAGTGTGAATGTCATCTTGCCGCCAATGCCGGCCGAGTACTGGTCAAGGGATGCCCGCATCCTTCTTATAAGCAGCCCGATATTATTCTTACCCGGGAAATTGCCGCACCCATGTTCGATGTTGATGTCGACGCCATCGGCGCCATGGCGAAAGAGATAGGATGCGACAGCATTGGTGAATGTCTGTGTTCTGGTCGAGTCACTTCCGTCGATGACTCCATTCCCATTCGCATCAATGACAGCGATGAGCTCCGTCGCGCAAACGGCATTGACGCATATCAATACGCGCACGCCGGCCGCGTGGGCTCTGGCGATAAGGTCCTCAAAATAATGCGTCGGGTTCGACGGCCTGCCCGTTCCATAGAGCACATCGAGCGAGTCATTCAGATTGACACCACTTGTCGGTCCCCAGAAAGGTGAGATCCCCGAGCGAACATTGCCATTTGGGAAGAGGATGATATGTGATATCCCGTTGAGATAGTTCAACCGGTCCGGAGGTTCAGCCCACCACGCCGATCCAAGAGGGATCATCTGCCACACGTCATAGTATGCCGTCACCCAGAGTGTCCGCGCAGGATAGACTGTGTACGGGAGTTGAGTTGTATATACGTTCCCGTGCACGTCGACCGCTCTCACTTTCACTATGTAGTTCCCGGGCTTCTGCTTCAGTCCGGCCATACGCACGGTCGTATCCCGGTACCCGAGCGCCGGGTTGGTGCTGGGTACAACGTGTATCGAATCAATGAAGGCGCCTGTGACTGTATCTCGCTCCATCTGGATGTAGGCAATACCGGGATCCTTTTGGATGCAGGTATCGAGCTCGGTCACGCGCGCGATCCAGTAGCCGGTCATGCTCGAGTCGAGTGTGCCGGCGCTCGCGATCAAGGACGGATTCGCAGGCTTCACCGTATCGACCGTCGCGCATACTGGAGGGACAAACGTTGCCACGCCCAGGAAGAAGGCGCCAATCTGCGTCGTCGGATTTGTCGATGCCCTCACTTCAAAGCCGCAATATCCGGAACTCGGCAGCGTCGTTCTCGCCGTTTGGGTTGTGTAGAGCGTCGTGCCACTCGCGCTTGAGCGGTACACCTTCATCGTCTGGCCGCTAATCTTGACATAGATTGTGTCACTCGAGAGCCCATCGGGGACGATCGTTGCATTTCCCTGACCCGGTCCGTAGGGCGCGTTTCGTACGCCGTTGGTGATATCGTTGAAGCGCACCGAGAACTGATTGTGGTCCCAGGATCCAAACTCTACGATCGTCGCATTGAAGCCGCTCGTATGTTGATTCGCCAGAAGATAGAATACGATATCAGTCGCCTGGGCCGCCTGGTAGGCGGGCGTCGTAGACTTGACGGGCACCGTCACGCCGATAATGAGCTCATCGGTTCCATTGTTGGAGACGGCATTTTTCCAGAAGACGCCGCCATAATGATTTACACCAGCACCATTCGATGCCGTCACAACACCATTGGAGGCGGTGAGTGTCGAGTCGGCCGGGGAGTTTGACGGGATCTTCCCGAAGCTCAACACGCCGGAGATATTGGTGCCGTTCGCGTCATTGAAATCGGAGATGAGGACCTGGGGCAATTGCGCAAATGCGCAAAGCGTTGAGAGAATTGTGAGGAATAGAATTGTGCGAAGTCTCTTCATGGGATTATCCTGTATTCATATGTTACTTTCACCGGCACCGAATGTGTTTGGCCCAGTCTGATTTCAAGTGTGTCGTTGTAGCAGGGTGCGTTCAGCGACGAGCTGACGATAATCGCGAGCTTCTCGGAATATCCCGCCTTCGCCCAGCTCGTTGAGAGCAGGCCGGGTATATAGATCTTCTTCGATTCCAATCCTGCCGGTATGCTCGTCGTGTCATATTTCGTAGCGGTCGATTTGGCGAACGTAGCAAGAGGTGCTTCGAAGTTCGGGGCGGCATCTCTGGACTGGATAGTGCTATCGAGTATCCCCCCTGACGTCATGCTATTAGTTCTATATGTCGGATTGGGGAAGGTACCGGTGAGATCTCCGCCGGCCGGGCCGGCCAGATTCGCAGCGAACGCGTAGTTCGCAGTATCGGAATGACCGATCCTCGCATTGCGGTTGAATTTATTGCTTGTGATACTCGAATCAGTCATCCTGGATCCGGGGACTGAGAGACTCTTAAGGTCGGTGCTATCGAGTGAGGCCGGAGTTATATTCGCTGTAGCCGTCGGACCGGTCCCGTTGTTGATGGTAAGTTTGTTGTCCGTGTTTTGGATTGCCTGGATGCCCGTGCCACCTCCACCCACTCCCGCATTGATGGTGATCGTGCCTCCTGAGTAAGTGACGACGGCGCCGCCGGCGCCGACGATCGTCCAATACTGAAAGGCGTTCGCAGCGGAGTTCATGCCGACCAACTGGTTCGCCGTTCCGGCTCCGGAGAGGCCGGTCAATGAAACGATGCCGGTGACCGAATTGATGGTGACCGGGAAGGCGCCCGTGAGCGAATTTCTCGCGCGAGCATCGGTATAGAAGAGCTTCGTTCCTTCGATGAGATAGGTCGAGCTTAAGGGGTGGAAGCCCGGCCTGCCGCTCGAGGGCCATTGATAGACATCGCCGGTGCTCTGCGCCATCAGCGTCTGAGAGAGCGCCAGACATGTCATTACGAGAAGGATCCGTTTCATTGTGGGTGTACTCCTTACGGAAAAATTGTGATGATGATATTACGATCGGCCGTCTCTTCAGCAGTCGATTCAACGATGATATGCCCATCGTCGCCCTGCTCTTTGATTGACAGCGCACCGATCGGCGTAAGCGCGTTCACCCCCCAATTCGCGATCACCTTGGAGGTCGACGTGAGTCCCGCTACTCCATTCACCTGGGCAGTGGATGTCGCCACGGAGAGGACCGCCCGGATGACTACCGGAAAGGCCGATCGGATCTGATCGATCGTGTTTTTCGTCGGGACGAGAGCCATGCGGTAGGTCTTGTTCGACAGATTATGATTTGAAGCTACGGTGCCTTCTTGGGCTCTCAAGATGTTGGTTAGAACGTCACCGACCCACGACGGCACTCGGATGACTTCATAGTTTGGATCATCGATCGGGTCGGAGTAGTCGGTGCCGTTCCACCAGATCATATTGAACGGCCCTTCCGAAGCAGGCACGGGCAGCTTCGAGGTCTCGCCTGAGACCAGACTGATATTCACCGCGGCCGCATCGTAGCCGGCAGCGACGGTGACGCGGGCTTTATTTCGGACTGGATCTATTGTGGCCATAGTTTTCTTAGCCTGGTATCTGTGACATGAATTTGATATTCGGCAGGTCATTGATGTTGTGCCGGAACATCGCATTGGGGTCGACGTCGAAGGCGAGGTGGACGAAATAGAGAAGCCCATCGACATCGAGAAAATAGAACGGGCGATACCGACCGCTCACCACCTGGAAGAACTTCATCCAATTGGCCCTTGTGGTATCATCGATTCCGCCTTTTGCGCCGGCAAAAGAGATATCCCACGTTCGACGTCCGTCATAGTTCTGGGAGGTCCGGATCCGTCCATCCAAAGCCTTCGTCATGGCTGTCTCGGTTTCCCGATTCGTGGGCTTCGACGGGTTGTCATATGGAAAAGAGAAATCGAGCGATTGGCCTATGAATATCCGGCCGATCTGCGGTATGTGCGAAGCGCAGTTGTCGTAGAGAATCCGGTAATAGGTCCTGTTCGTAGAGGTGAAGGTCAGCACCTGGGGGAAGACGTTGGGAGCGATATCGGAATCAAAGAGATCTGTCGGTGAGGCAAAATCGGACGTGGCCGATTTCTGGACCCTCACGCGGCCGCCGGCCACTTCGATATCGTCGATGTTGTGTCCCTCGATGATCATGTAGTTCTTGTTGGCAACGCCGATCCCAACTTGGGCTGCCGCTAATTTCAGGTACTGGCCGTTGGTCGCATTCGCGCTTTTCCAGTAATAGTCGACGAACCCGGTATTGAGGTTTACGGCCGGATGAGCGGCATCGTCGCCTCCGGAAGAGGTGAAGGTGATCTGATCAAGCTCGGTGCAGTATATGGATGGATTGGGCATTTACACCAATGCCTCCACGGTGAAGGTGCCGTCTTTGGAGAGCGTGGTCGCATAGATTGGGCCTTCGTCGACGGCTTGGATCTTGGTCGTCGTGAAATTCGGCAAGATATTGTCGAAGGGCTCATACTGCCAAAGGGGGAGGATCCCCAGCGGGAATCGTTTCAGGCTCCGGTCGATCTTGAAAAACTGGTACGCATAATAGGCGATGTCTTTGACGATCGCGTCCGGGATGAAGGAATTCGATATCGTAACGGTCCGCTTGTCGCCCAGGACAGTGGTATCGAAGTTCGCTCCGTCATAAGAATGCTGCGTCACGCCGTTGGTGACAACGACGATATCGGCCTTTGGATATTGGTTGACGGTCTCGATGATATTAGAGGCATCAGAGACCGTGATCGAGAGATCATGCCCGGATGTTAAAGGAGCGCCTGTGATATCGCCGCGACGGTACACCAGCGCCTTTTTCACATGTGAGACGACCCCCATGAACAGGAAGGCGTTCAACACCTTGCGGAACATATCGGTAACGAAAGACCCAGAGAAGTCTGCCAGCGGCACGTTCAAGACCAGCTGATCGCTCCACTGATAAAGCCCGATGCCGACTTGTAACACGTCGTAATCCCCGCTTGCGATGGCAAGGAAGTAGAGCCGCGAGTTCGCATAGACCATCTGATTTTTTTGCGCCATCAGATTGTCGCCTATGGTCGTCTTCGCATTGGAGGCGAGGGAATAGAGCATGTAGCCGATGCCCTCATCGAAGGTCATATAGACGGCCGCGTCGCCGGCGGCATAATACGCGGTCCCTGAGACGGCGCTCGGATCGGCCGAGTTATAGATGGACGTGACCGAGGTCGAGGCGTCGGTATGCGACTTGATCGTCATGTAGTTCGGCCCGCCCTCGAGGAAGGCATAATAGATCCGTCCTTCGGCCGAATGATAGGCGGCCATGCGGTAGTCCTCGATGCCGGCGAGCTTCTCGCCACCGTCAGTCCAGACGCCGGAGCTATTGACGCTATATTCGCGGTAGCAATTTTGGGCGCTATTGTTTATGGCGCGGAAGCGCACCTTGCCGCCGGTCATGAAGTGCATGAAATACTGATACACGCCGGCGCCGCCGGTATAGCCCAAGGTCGCGCCTGAGACGATCGTTGAAAGAGCGAGCGAGCTGCCGTCGCAGATGCGGAACAATCCCTGGCTCGTGCCGCCGTTGCGGTCGCAATAGATGACCCCATATTTCCAGCTGGAGCCGGTGTAATTGTAATCGTAGAGCTTGACGGAGAAATGCGAGAGATTCGAGGTCGTCACATTCAGGACGATCTCCGAGGAAAGTGTGGCCCCGCCGATATCATATCTCTGCAGGGATCCGGCGCCGTAATACATCCAGAGATGATTGTTCCGGGCGTTGTACATCAGCTTCTCGGGGAAATGAGCCAGCCCCGAGACGAGAAGTGTATAGACGCCGGTCAAGAGATTGCGCTTGTAAATCTTATCGTCAATCGCGACGAAGAGATCCGTCTCGTCGGTCTCGATCGCGTCTTTGGTCGCCACGACAACGCCGTTATTGTTCGGCGGCGTGTCGATATACGATACCCTCTTGGCGCCGTCGTACGTCCTCTGCTCGAGAGTATCGAACGTCTGGCTCGTGAGCCCGATCGCATCAAAGAGCTTCGAGAGGATGAAGCGGGCATTGACATCTTTATAATAACGGTAGGGTACCGTATCACCCGCGGTGAGGACGACGATCTTCTCGGCGTAGTCGGTCGCCGGTAGGCCCGAGACGGGATTGGCATAGACCTTGACCCGCTCGGTGTCGCCGGTCGAGTTGTCGACGTTGCCCAGGGTGTTGTTCCCATTGGAGAGATTGACGAACGCGCCGTTATCGAGCTTCGCCCTGCGGGTGCCGCCGTTATACTGATAGGTGATTGTGTGGACGCCGACCTTCAGCACCTTGGTGGAGATATTCGCGTCGACGACGTACATGCCGAAGACATACGGCAGGATGAGCCCGGCATGCCCAGCGCCGTCGGCGTTCGATTTCAGCGGTTGCGCAGAGACATTCTCGGCAGCTATGCGGGTCCCCAGATCATCGACGGAGAATGCGGTGAAGCGGGCCGTGTTGGAAAGCTCTTCGTTCTCGATGGGTATATCGACGAAGCCGGTAAAGCATGGGATCACGTCGGAGGCGCCTTTCAAGATCGCCTCCACCTTGAGCTCGAGGTATTTGTAGATCGACACGGCCGGCACGTCGACCTTGATCCAAGGAACAATCTTATTCTTATCCACGCCGTTCTGGCTGGTTAACCTCACTCTGAGGTTGGTGAAATCGCTAATTCCAGATGGGACGACGAAACTCTCATCGGTAAAATCAATTAAATGAGCGGGGATCATCATCGACCCTTTCACTGTCGCGCCCTGGAGAAGTTCAACGAGTAATTCGTCGCCGAAATCCTCGTCCGAATTGCATCCATAGCGAATGGTGACAGTTGTATCGCCTGAGGGGACACTCGATGCAGGATCAGAGAGCCGAATTTCGCATGCCGAGACGGCGGCGTCACTGGCCTGAATGAATGTCGAATCATTTGGTGAAGCGCCGTCATTTACGGAGGAATAAAGAGGAGTGTCGGTACTTGATTCGTTCAGCCAGGGAATGCCAGAATTCGAGATATCGGCGTCGGGATCCAGCCTCTGGGTACCGCCTCCGCCGCCGCTCAGATTGAAGATGTTGTCGCGTAGCCAAGCGAGGTCTTTTCCGGTCAGGGTTATCCGGTCGGACACAAATTGGCCATTTTCAACCTCGATCCGAGAGCCGATATCGGGGAGATTCGCTATGTCGATCCGGTCAGTGATCTCAGTCCAGCCAGCGGTCCCGACGATCGAATCGGAGAGCAAATTGGTCTTGCGTACGTAGACATGCCAGGCGATCTTCTTATTCGCCCCGCGCGCGATCGCGTTGAATATGCCTGTGGCGGTGAACTTCATGAGAGGGTCAAGCTCCTTCGGGTATTGATGACCCACTTGTTGACGTCCCCCACTCCTGCAGCCCTCAGTCCTTCCTCCAACCCTTTTTTGATCCAATCAGCCCGCTCGATCGGGACATTGAAGTGTTGTATGATCGTGATGCTCCTGGAAGAATTGTCATTGTTCACCATGCTCTGGATCTCGCGCTCCTGGGCTTCGGTACGGACCGTCTCCCCGCCACGGACCAGGATGGGGAACTCCCGCGACATCCCCCCGGGCATGACGATACCGCCGGTGTGGAACTTCGGCGTGGGCGCGTTTTCGATGACGGCTATCTGCGCGGCGCCCAATGCGGCGACGATCGGGATCATCCAGGGGGTGGCAATGACCTTGGTGATCTCCTCGGCCGTATTGATGAGCGCTTCGATCGCGCGAGCATCTTTCTCCCCTTCGAAGGCATCAATCTTCGCCTGCCGTATTTTTTCGTCATAGGACTTTTGCAGCGTGGCTTTTTCATCTTGTAGGCGCTTCTCTTCAGAGGACCCTTTCTGCGCAGCGGCGATACGCGCATCCATCGTCGCCAGAGCCTGAGCTTCCTCGGCCTGGAGCCCATCGATCACCGCCTGGCTATTCTGAGACTGCAATTGGTTGAGAATACCGAAGCCTTTCGACGCACTCTGGAACGTAAAGTCGATCGTCTTTTGCATCTGCTGCATATCTTTTGCGACGGTGTCGAGCCCGAGGGTAAGCTTAGGGAGTGTGAAGATCTTCGGAAGCCGGTCGACATTGGGATTGGAAAAAATAGTGTTCAAGGTCTGGGTCGATGCATCACCGATGCCGAGAATGTGACGCTTGTGCTCCTCCATGAGATAGTTGGTTCGAGATAATGCTTTGTCCAGCGTCAGCTGAAGCCGAACGATTTCATCTTCCTTCTCAAACCACAACTTGGAATA